GAACCGGTCAATGTCCTACCAGATGACGTCGATTCTCTCCAAGGGTGAGATGACGCGCAATGGTTCGTTCTACGGCAAGGGTAGCAATGAGGTGGTGATTGCTGACATCACTGACTTCGATGTTACTGGTATCGAGGACACCTGGCAGGATCTGGAATCGGTGCGCGTACTGCGTCATCCTTCCACTGATCTGAACATGCCTTTCCCCAACGGGCGTAACAGCTTCGATGGGATCAGCGTGATTCTGGTCAACCTGCCCATGCTCGGTGCGCAGTTCAAGATGTGGTCCGATGCTCAGGGCGCATTCCCCGATCGCAACATGGCCATCGTCCAGTTCCTGGCTCAGGTGCCGTTGGCCAACATGATGCGCTCTCAGCTGGATGTGGCGCTGTTCAACCGCATGCTGTATCAGCTGATGGGGATTGCTATTCCCAAGACGCGTAACACCAACAGCTTCGCTCTGAACGACTACCACGACCTTGTCAACGAGGTTCTGGAGCAGTACGTGCATGTCTCCAAGACGCGCCGTGCTGACTTCCCTGCGATGATTGCGGGCCTGCCTGCTATCACCAAGAACAACGTTCGCGAGGTCATGGACTTCAAGCTGCCGTTGCGTAACCGTTATGTGAACTGGGCTATCACGTTGGCTCACATCCCGGTGATCTCCTATCTGGTCCAGGCTAACAGCGGGCTGTATGGTGAGGTCAATCAGCGCTACCTCAACGAGATTGCCATTGGTCTGAAGATCATGGAGAGCGATCGTTCGATGCGGGGTGGTCTGGATGACACGGCGTTTGACAAGTCGATGGATGAGATCAACACCAACATCTCCCGGTTCCTCAACGTACCAGGGACATAAAGCAGAGGCAGGGGCGCAAGCCCCTGCCTCTATGCCCTTACGCGTCTTCTTCCTCTTCGTCCTCTTCCTCAGCTTCCTCGTCGAACCAGTCCAGTTCACTGGAACCATCGACATCCAGGTTTGCGTATGCACCCGCAAATGGATCTTCGTTGGCTTCATCAGGTTCGATTTCAAGAACCGTGGTGTCCAGAGTAGGCGTAGCCATGATCAGCTCAACCTTGTCAGAGACCAGTCGCGTCAGCCACTTGTTCTTCATGTGGATGTTCAGCGACTCCAGGATCAGGTAGAACGGTTCCATCGTGGCGAAGATCAGCTTACGGATGTTGACACCCGAGATGACTTCCTTGGGGATACCGGTCGTGGAGAGGATTGCTTCCGGCAGGTACAGCGCGGTGATGTGCTTCTTGCCGCGTGCCTCCAACCACTTGATCAGACGTTCAGCCAGTGCCCGATCTTCAATCCCAGCCAACCATGCCTTCAACTTGGCAGGCTTCTCGGTATTCATCGCGATCTTGATCGCACCGTACGGCGGCGCTTCTGCATGACCGTACTTCGGAGCGAACACCGTCTCCCACAGGTCGTAGTAAACGAACACTGAGGAATCAGGCTTGGTGTAGGACGTCACGTCACGGATCTGCAACCGCGTCATGTAGTCGTACTTACCATTCAAGATCGAGTTGCGGATGCTGTCTTCCATGTTGCTGATGGTCTTGGTGATCTTGGTGAGCGAAAGCTTCTCGCCCTTGTAGACCGTATCCATGATCTCATCGATCAACCCGTGCGCCTTGTCATTGACATGCTTGGGCACGTTGGAGTTACGCAGCGCAACGCCCTTGATCTCCTTCTTGAACTCCACGTACACGTTACCCTCTCGGGCCGACATGCTGGCGTAGTAGTGCTTGGCACGGCCGGTCAGTGCGAACACCGGGAAGGCGTACTCGTTCTTCATGGCCAGCTTGTGCAGGTTCTCACGGGTGACACCCATGTTGACCGACAGCTTTGCCAGGATGTGACGGATAGCCTGCGATGCCAGATAGACCATGGTGCTGGAGATAGCACGCGACTTCGGGGAGAAGTCCATCTTGCCCACGAACCAGTTGGTCCAGTGCTGGGTGGTGAAGATCGTCGAGTCAGTATCCGAGGCAATGGCGCAACGTCGGATGATGGTCGGCAATGCAGCAATGGATGCGGGCATGCAGTTGGTGACCCACAGCGCCTGGATCATGTCGGCGTAGTAGTCCAGCACTTCCGGGATCGCCTTGGCGGTAGCGCCCAGGATGCCGTAGCCTTCCGGGTTCTCCACCTTCAGCTTCTTCATGCTGGTGCCGTACAGTTCCTGCTCGCACAGCATCGAGACGAAGGCCTTCAGGTCATCATCCATTGCGCCGATCTGAGCAGCTGCTTCTTCCACGCCCAGCGGAACCGTTGCCTTGCTCGACAGCAGGTCCAGGAACTTGTGGCAGAAGTCGTGGTTGTACTCGGCCAGATGGTAGAAATCACCCACGTAAACCACGGCAGCGCGCTGCACCGGGCTCAGACGAGTAACCAGTGCACGGATGGATTCACCTTCCATTGCATCGCGCCAGTACAGGTCACTGGAGCGGGTAATGCAGGCCATGGTCTGTTCCAGCGTCGGATAGACCAGGTTGTACTTGGACATTGCTGCGGTGATCTTGGGCAGGTCCGCAGTGTTGATGATCGAGATGATGTTGGCCTTGACCAACTCCGCCGACCAGTAGTGACGATTGCCGTACAGGAACTTCTCGTTACTGGCGTTGCCATACGAGGTAGCCGAGCGGCACGAGCTGGTCAGGGTACTGTGAGAAGACTTGTTGTACAGCGGGGTGTGCTGTGCGGCGTGTGCACCGGACAGCGAGTTGTTCTTGACCTTCGTCGAGGACTGCTCTGCGTCCTTCTGACCGGCCAGCGCCGAGTAGCGCTTGTAGGACTCCATGTCCCCATTGAGCTTGAAGATGTCGGCTTCAGACTGAGCCGTGAACATCTCATGCTTTGCCACCTGTCGCTTGGTCAGGTTACCAGCAACGTACTTGCCCAGGATGGATTCATGACGCAGTGGATTTGCGTAGACTGCCATCGTGGGACTGATGATGTCACCGGCCTGTACTGCTTCGCCGATGTACTGATCCAGGGACATGGTCCGTTGGACACGATTGCCCGGAGTGTCCTTGCTCAGACACATCACTTCCGGGGCTTTGATTTCCAGGGCGCCGCCCGGACCGACCTGAGTGCGGACGTAGTCAACGCATTCGTCGAAGTCGATACCGGTGTCAAGTTGAAGATACGTGGCGCAATCTCGAACGTACGCCGGGACCATATTCACGTCCCGTTTGTAATCGTCTTTCGCCATGATGAAGTGTTTCATGTACTGCTCCGCCTAAGGTACACTAGATAGCCCCGGTATGTAGAAAAAGAAAATAAGGGCATAAAAAGGCCAGGCCCGAAGGCCTGGCTAAAGAGTGCGGGTAAGCCAGTACAAGCACGACAGAAACGACCCAGGCTTCTGTATATAATAGCCTACCCGGCTGTCTTTATTCGATCACTTCCATGTCCAACGCCTGGAAACCATTGGCCGCCAGTACGCGAACGATCAGTGCTGCATCGTCGTCACTGGTGATGTTGGTTTGCCAGCGCACGCGCTTGGCGTTGAGCACTTTGATCGTTTGTTCCTTGATCCACGCCACGCCGATGATGACGGTTTCGCCATTCTGCAGGCGCAGCTTGACCCACGGGTACGCACTGGGACGATTGGGAACGTCCGAGGGCAGGGTCGGGTAAACGTTGTTGTGCTTGGCCTGGGTGTCCACGCCGAGCGCCCGCGCCGTGTCAGCATCCAGGTGTGCAAGCACTTTGGCGAAGTTGTAACCGGTCCCGATGATGTACGACGGGTACAGGTCGAAAGACACGGTGGAGTTCAGGGGCAGCTTCGAAAGCGGGGTCATGGTGGGCCTATGTCAACTTGGTGTCATAAGATCAGTGATCTTCTTTGATCTCGATGTGCTCCAGCACCATGTCGCCGCAGCACCAGCCATCGAAGACCAACGTCTTGTCAAGTTCGCTGTGATCGATCTGGGCGGTGTTCACGGCATTGACGACACCCTGCCTGAGCTTTTCAGTGGCTCGCAGCAGGATCTGGGCATCTTCGTCATTGGGCATGTTCGCAGCCAGCACCGGTTGCCCTGTGCGCATCGAGTTCAGGATGGCCGCTCCGATCTCATCCTCGTCGTAGTTGACGTTGGACATCATCGCTGCGGTCTGCTCGAAGTCCTCGAAGGCTCGCTTGGTGGTCAAGATCACCGAGCCCTTGTGGACGACGTCCTGTCCGCGCTTGGAGTGTTCCCGGTGAGCGATCTTGGTGATCTGCTCGATCATGACCTTGGCGACAGCCTCGTGCTTTTCCGGGTTGGCCTTGTAGCTGGCTATTGCCGACGCATCGTCGATAACCCCCTGCTCATTGTTCGTATGGGCTGGACGGTAGGAGGGGATCTCTGGAACGGGGTCGTGTTGCAGGACGATCTTGGCGGGGCTTTCTTTCTTTGCTTCCATCTCTAGCTCCATTAGAACCGGTCGACAGCAACAATCATGTCAGTGCCGAGCCAGTCATCAAAACGAATTTGGGTAACGTCAACTGCGTGTTCGCAGAAACCGCCCAGTAGAGGGTTAATCGTCTCGTGATAATCCATCACGATATCCATCATGCGATGGGTTGCCTTCCGTAGCACGTCCTCTTCGAGGTCTGTCCTGGGTTCAACGATGTAGGTGAGCACCGCATCTTCCAGGAGTTCAGCTTGACTGACGTAACCCGTGTAATACCTGCGCCGATCCAGTTGATTCTGAATCCACTGCTGGAGAGTAAACCTCCCCAGCATCTTGGCACTCTGCCCCATGAGTTGGAACGTAGACTCATTGAACCGATGGCCGCGGATGATATCTCTGGTCGGTAGGATCAGGCTTATTCCGCCGACGGGTTTTGGCATGATTCGTTGGTCTCTAGTTCCACCACCAGATCACTGGCAAGCCAGCCCTGGAAATTGATGGGACTTTCACTGTTGCGATTGATGTACTTCTCGAACGGCTTCAGGTACGGAGCCAGTTCGGCGTACAGCCTGCCGACGCCCTTTTCGAACGTGGCTAGCGCCTTGACAAATTCGTCGTACTCGAACTCGGACAGATCCGCATCTTCGGCGACGAGCTTCTCCAGTACATGCTTGAAGGCTTCGTCGTCGTAGATGAGGTCTGCGCCGGTCTTGTCCTCGTCATCATCCAGACTCGTGATCATCATCCAGAGTCTGAACGTAAGGGCGACGAGTTGGCTGAACGGGTAGGCCAGGGGTAGCTGGTCCAGATCCCGTTCCACTTCCGTCAGTCGTTTCTCCGCCTCCCGCATCGGAAGCAGTAGCAGCATTTTCTTTGTCTTCATCGGCAGTCTTCTCGGGGACCGTTACGGCCACCACTATGTCTCGGCCCACAAAACCATGCAGCGTTGCGGAGTGCCGATAGTCTCCTAGGATCGTTTCGAGCGTTGGGATCAGGACTTGGAGGCCGTCACCGAGCGCGTCGATCATTGCATGTGCAACACGATCGTATTTTACATCGCCGCTACTATTAGGTGGGAATTTGCTGGAGTAGAAGTTCTCGTCAAGCTCCAGTATAAGATCGCGCGACATCCTCTGGACGTACTGGTTTTGATTGGGGTGTCGCATAACCGCAAACAGATGTGCGAGCATAGAAGGCTCATCCACCCCGAACACCCGGAGGTGTTCGAGGTAGGGGGCCATCTCCTTGAGCAGTCTGCTTGCATCAATGATGACAAGCGTCTGTTCCATTATCGTCGTCTCTGGCGTTCGGGAACGTAAGTCCCCATGCCCTCTGGGTCATCCTCGTCACTGCGCTCGCAGTGGAACTTGAGGCGCGGCCCTTGGGGGTCCATGTCCATCTGCACGATCTCCAGCGTCCCACTGCCGTCCAGCCGATAGCTGTAATGGAAGCGGGGGTGGATGCGGCAGATGCGGTGGATGTAGTCTTCGAGTGCAGCTTTGAAATTGTTGATGATCTCTTTCTTCCGCTCATGAGAGATCTCATAGCGACGGAGGAAGTCAACCGGTTCACGCAGCAGTAGCGAAATATCCGAGAAGTATTCATCAAGGATGACCTCTGCGACCGACAGGGCATCAATGTGGAGATGCTTGGGTTCGTCGTAATCGCAGGCGTACTGAAGGTCTTGAACGAAGGATCTCAGCAGACCCTGAATGTCGCCTAGCACAGTGCTTGACATTGTAATGCCTCAGTTGTGGCGCCCGTCCCGGAACTTGTCCAGGAAGCCATTCTCTTTCAAGCGGGTCCACTCTTCGATTCGATAGTCCTGCTTGGGTACGAGGGAGATCGTCAGGGGGGTGATTTTCTCAACCTCCCAGATCATCCATGTATCCCGTTCCATGAAGGCTTCCAGCCAGCGGTTGATCGCCACGACAGCACGGTCGATCACCTGGGTGTAGAAGTCTTCGTAAACCGGTCCCTTCTCGATGTTCAAGGTCCACGGCAGCAGCTGCGCGAACAGCTCTTCGTGGCCGATCGGACTGGCCCACTTGGCGCGCCGGTCGATTTCATTGGTGAGGATGGTGACCAACATCTGACCACATTCGGTGATGTTCGGACGGGGGGTCTTCTTGTCGCCGTACAGCTCCAGGAAGTCCTCGATGTTTCGAACCATCCTGCGGGCAAGATTGCCGAGGTCGTAAATCCGCGCGGTGTGTCTCATGTCACGTCCATCTCGATGTATCTACGTTGTTATAGGTCAGCACTAGATCGCGCTCCCGGATATCAATGACGGGAGTCTCTTCAGAGAGCTCCCATGGAATCCGGAGCTTTCGAGCAAGAGTGATCAACTGAGGCGAAGTTTTGCGCTCGAAGAAATCTTCGAGACGAGGATCAGGACGGAAGCCGAAGGTGGGTGGCACGCCGAGGTAGGCGTACTCCAGAAGAAAGTAGACGAACCACTCTCTCACGGCAGCTGCGAACTTTCCCTCTCTGAAGCTGTCGATGACGACTAGCTCCTCGCGACGATGTAAGGCGTCGCGCACTATTCTGCGGACATCCCGATGTTCGGCTGTGATGTCGTAGATGAGTATTGCCCGACGCATTGTGAAACTCCACTGGTACACTACACTGAGATAGTGTAGGTCTGAAACTCGTTAGAATGGCCTCTAGGGCTCTTCTACATAGAAAAGGCTATGGGAGTACTTATTTACGCTGGACGCTCCTTAGAGAGCTTTACAGAGCGTTGGGGCATAAAGGCCGGGGCGAACCCCGGCCAGTTACAGGATCTCAATCAACAGTGCGCCATGTCGATGGTCGATGATCTCACACCGTCTCGGACGATCATCACTGAGTACCAGATCGTCGGGTAAGAAGGTGGCCAGTCGATTGACCTCGCGGACAATGTCTTCTGCCATCGGTTCGGCCATATCCGGGTAATCCACCAGCAAGTGTAAGTTGCTGTACAGCTCCTGGATCACCATGGCCACATCGTCACGATCACGAGTCAGTGCCACCTCGCCCAGCATCTTCACTGCGAACTTCAGTACCCACATGTAGTCCAGTCGGTACAGTCCGGGGTTACCTCGATTGGCGAGTCGTTCGAAGTCCTTCACCGATTCAGGGGTGTTGGTCTTGGAATCGTAATCGACAATGAACTTGGTCATCCCAAGCCGATCCCACTGGCACGGTTCATGACGTGGTCCTTCTCAGGCTTGTACTGCAACTGCGGGAATGCACGGTGCCACTGCCCGGTCTGGCACTTGGTGCACTGCATGTTGCTCAGGACGAAGTTGCGGGACGGGTAGGCTTCGATCGTGGTGTCAACCGAATTGCACTTGTCGCAGACAAAGAGCGTGGTCATGCCGATTCCTTTTGCTCGAAGGTAGCCGCCACCGTATCGCCGATGCGATGGTGCAGAGGCTTGCCGTCGTTGCGGTTGTTGATCATGGTCAGTTCTTCATCGCTCAGGGTCAGGCGACCAGCATCGATGGAGACCTGCATGTAAGTGATGATCTTCTGGATCTTTGCCTCGCGGGCCTGCGGCTTGCCGATACCAAACAGCTCGATGCCGCATTCCTTCAGGAAGTCAGCAACGCCCAGGATATCGTTGATTTCAGCGACCAGGTAATCGTTGGCGGCCATGCGGTTGGACGGGACACGATGCTCTGACCCGAAGGAGAGGATCTTCGTGGCGCCTTGTACAACCTCGGCTGCCTCCTCTCCCAGACGGTTGAACAGGTATTCTTCCAAGTTCATTGAAGCGGCTCCTTTCTTATGAGTTCACCCTACGGTTCATAGCATCGTCTGGGGTGTAGAAATTGAAACCAGGAGGCGCCATGTCCGTCATCAACAAAGCATTGCGCGAAATCGCGGCGACGATTCCGGTGCAGATCCTCAACGAAGCATTCAACCCGCCATCGCGGTTCGATGGTTACCGTGCGCCGATCAACTACGAGACCGGCCTGCGAGAGAAGGTGATCTACGGTCGTTTGATCGAAGACTACAACCTGACCGGTGGTCATGAGGTCACCATTCCTCTGGTTGGCCTGCGTCCGGAATACGCCGATGAGTTCCGGGTGATCTACGAGATCCCCGACAAGCTCACCAACAACCGTGACATCATCCAGCCTCTGAATGTGACCTTCGGCGAAGGCACGATCATGGGCACCACCAACATGGGTATGCGTGGCCACTCGCCCATGCTCGATGCTGCCTCCGGTGTGCTCTCCTCGCACATGCCCATCCCGCTGGTGTCCACCGCCTACGTGCGTCTGGTGGGCCGCAACGTGATCTGCGTGGAAGACAACATGGCCCTGCCGCGCAACATCTTCCTGCGCGCTATCGTGGCCTACGATGCAGAGTTCACCTCGCTCAACCCGCGCACCTGGCACCGTTTCACCAAGGGCGCCAAGTTGGCCACCAAGGCCTACATCTACAACCACCTGGAAATCCTCATCGACGAAGGTGAGATCCGGGGCGGCTTCAGCATCGGTTCGTTCAAGAACGTCGTGGAACGTTACGCTGATGCCGAAGAGATGTACCAGGAGTTCCTGCAGAAGGAATGGAAGGTCTCCTCGGTACTGGGCGACTACGAACAGAAGAAGCGCAGTCTCAAGCACTTGATGGCCTCTGGTCGTTAAGGACATAGGGGAGGGGCTCTCGCCCCTCCTCTTATGCTGTCTGGTGAGCCAGGACAGTGATCACGCGTTTGTCGGCGTAGTTGATACGAGCACGGATCGTGATCGTCTTGACGTCCTGCTTCTTCAGCTTGGGCAGCATGCTGCGCACTGCACGCATCAGTCGACCCTGGAAGTCATTGGGTGGCAAGGCACAGGTGATCTCATGGATATCCACATCCACGAAGTCATCCTTGGTGATCTGTACCGTAATGCGAAGATCTTTGATCTCAAACTCACGGCACATGGCATCGATGACCTTTCCAATATCACGTTGGATGATCCCGATACCCAGGTTCACGACGTTGTCCGTCATGTGGGGTTCCTCCTTGGGGAAGCCGGTCAGCATTTTGACATTGTACTCGTAGATCATGTCGTGACCAAAAAAAAAGGGATAGGACTAGGGGGAGCCCGAAGGCTCCCCCATAACCATTATGCTGCCGACTCGGCGTACACATCGCCGTTGATGATCTGCTTGGCATCCATACGAGCACGCACCATGCCCAGCTGCACATCGTTCAGGCGCATCTTGAACGAGCTGTAGGGCTCGGTCGGACGATAGCGCTTGGCGGTGCAGGGCATGTTGATGAACTGCGCTTCGATGGTCCGCTTGGGCTTGGCCGAGAACAGCCCGCCGCGCTTGCCGGTGAAGTTGTGCAGGATCGGGGTGACCAGCCAACGGAACTCGCCTTCGTTGATCCAGTCCGAGGAGAAGATCGGCTGGGTGTCAACTTGACATTCGTTGACGTCTTCCGGCCCGAAGGCGTGGTAGACATTCACCCGCAGTTCCTGATCGATCACCACGGCCTTGAAGAACAGATCCTTGCGATCGTCCGGCAGGTGCTTGAGGAACTTCTCCTGCTGGGCCAGCCAGTGGAGCAGGTGGGTAGCCATCGGACGAGCCATGGTCGGCTCGAACAGGTTCGGCGCACCTTCACGGGTGAGGAAGGCATCGTCGGGGAAGCAATAGCCGATAGCGGCCAGGTGGCAGAGCGGGTTCAGCGGATAGTGGCTGCGCTTCATGGGGTACTACTCCTTTGGTTGTTCATAGCTAAGAGAGGGTGTATCGGGATTTACTACAGGGCATACTGAGCAGACCCGAAGGCCTGCCCAGCACTACTGGCCTTAGACCAGGGAGTTCAGGTATTCGGTGGCGTCTTCGATGGTCGTGTAGACCTTGGCGCCACTGTTGGCCAGCTGGTCATGGACCGACAGCAGCTGCGCTGCATCGCCCTTGACTTCGGAGTCGGTTGCCTGCGGGGCAAGCAGCACGATCACCGTGTGGTCCGGATCACCATGTGCCTTGTTCAGCACGCGATGGATCTCGGTGTAGTCCTGCCCATTGTCCAGCACGTACAGCTGGATGGGATAGACCGGTTGTTCGTCGGAGGCTTCAGCCAGTGCGGCCTGCTCCAACTGCTGGGTCTCCATCGAGATGCTCTCGGCAGACACTGCAGCGTCCAGCACGTACACCTTGCTCATACGCAGGTTCTGTGCAAGGTACTGCTGCCACTGGCTATCTTCGTTCTGTACCGCATGGATGTCCACACGGCTGGAGGCATCGGCGCTGGGGTCGAGCAGGGAGGAAAGGTCACGCATGGAAATCTCCAAAGGGGTGGGTGAGTATGGCTACACAGGATTAGCTGGCAGCTTGCTCACACACTACAGTCAAAGCCTCCAGTTGATCCAGGTACACTTGCAGGCTCGTAGCTCTGCGTGAGACCGTGGGCTGGGGCATGCAGTCGAGCAGTCGTTCGTAAGCATGGTTCAAGAACCTACGCTCATCACTAAACTCAGGTGCTTCTTTCAAGAGTTGGTAGATCTTCCGGTTGGCAGTGTTGTATGCCTTCATCCCGGTTTTGTACTCAGCGTCATCCCCACGCTGATTGTTGAAGTAAGGGAGTTTGAGGTTCTTCTTCAGGGCAGCTGGTTTCAACTGCTCAAAGGCTTGTGCTTTACTTGACACGACTAGGTACTCATGGGCATCCACTAACAGGATCGTACTATCCCCATCCCCTATCAGTTAATACTCAACGTGGGCGCTATACGCTTTCCACAGGGCATAGAAAGCATTCTCGGAGGCTAGTAGCTACGCTACGCCTCCTCAACAGCTTCACTAAAGTTTCTCGCATACCCCCTTCCTTTAAATGGTTTCCCCCGAGAGGAAAGTTCCATTCAGATGAAAGGGGTCGTGAGTAATTTTTTACTACAGACATAAAACCACCAGGAAGGAGAGGACCGAAGTCCCCTCCTCCCCAGTGGAAGCACGCGTTGAAACGATTACGCAGCCGGACCTTCGTCGCCTTCACCCACAGCCTGCGCAGCTTCAGCAGCCGGCACCGAGGCCGGACGCGGACGAGCGCGGAAGGAGGCGAAACGATCCAGGTAGGAGATCGCAGCGGTGCCGGTCATGGCCGCTTCGAATTCGGCGGTCAGTTCCTTGCCGGCTTCTTCCAGGGTGGCCAGCAGTTCAACCACGGCTTCTTCGGTCACTTCATCGTTGCCCTGCAGGACTTCGAAGTGCTCGGAGATGGCCTTGGCCAGCTTGTTGGAAGCGGACCAGGCGCCGGGGGTGTGCAGCACGCCGAACTGGGACTGGAAGTTGTAGCGGTTGGTCATGATCGAGGAGATCTTGCCGCGCACGCGGGGATCCAGACGACCTTCGACGTGATCGCTCACGGCCTGACGCGCTTCCATTTCCTTGCGGATGCGGACGTTGTTCTGCAGGCTCTGGGTGGCGGCCAGGCGCACTTCGGCGATGGTCGGACCTTCCAGGGCGATCAGGCCTTCAGCCAGCGCCTTCACCAGCGCGTCTTCGCTGTCGTAGTCGTTCGGGCTGATGCCCAGGGCCTGGCAGTAGGCGCCGCGGACCATCTCGTCGGAAGCGATCAGCTCGGAAGCCAGCTGCTCCAGACGCACTTCGGTTTCCACCGTGGTGTCGATGATGATGGCCTCGATCTTTTCCAGGGTGGTCTCCTGGTCGTCCGAGATCAGCGACTGGTCGGCTTCTTCAGCCAGTTCCGGGTAGAACTCGGTCAGGTGGGCAGCCAGCTTCTCCTGCTCGTTCTGCGAGTACTCTGCCGGCAGGCCGGCGCCGCCGGTCTGGGACAGGGCGATGAAGTAACCGTTGTAGGTTTCTTCGTTCGGGTGGGCCAGGAACTGCAGCACGGCTTCACGCACCAGCGGGTTGACTTCGCCAGCCTGCGCGGTGGTGCCATCGGCGTCAGCAGCGAATTCGGCATCGGCCTTGTCGGTCTGGCCAGCTTCGTTGCTTGCCTGCAGGGCGTAGCCCGGCACGCCGGCGAAGGCAGCAGCTTCCGGGAAGCGAGCGGAGATGTCCTTGACCAGCTGCTCGCCGAAGAAGCCTTCGCTGTAGGTGATCACGTCACCGCCTTCGGTCACGTCCTTGAGGTCTTCCTTCAGGAAGGCGTCGTGGGTTTCCTTGGACGGGTTGGAGAGGAAGGCCGTGGCCAGCTGAACCAGGGCGGTCTGATCCGGGGTCGATTCGTTGTTCTTGGTTTCGATGCTCATTGTGCTTTTTGTGCTCTTGTTGATGGGACATGGTACTGCGGGGTAGGGCGCCCTCAGACGCCCTGTAGGACTTGCGAAGGTAGACGCGTGAACGTCCATCCGTCTTAGAGTCAAAGCCCTGTGAGGGGCACTACAGGACGTTGGGATGCCACTAAGTATTTACACCCAGAGGATAGCTTATGGGTGTAAGGCTTTACTGCTGATTGCTCAGATCGCCGGAGCTGCGGTCGTGTCGCCGCTGATGTCCGGAGCCTGGGGCTCCCCGTCGACGACCGGATGGTCGGCGCTTCCCTGAGCATCGTTGAACAGGGTGTAAGCGACAGCGCCAACAGCAACGACGCCGGCAACAGCCAGGAGGGATTTGAACATTATGGATTACTCAGTTGGTTGAACTTCGAAGAAGGATTTCGAGCGAGAGCCTCGTTTAAGGCAAGTGCTCACTAGGGTAATATAGAGTTCAAAAGTTTTCCGATCCCATTTTATGCACCCCCCTTTAGAATCTATGGTAGGCGAACATGGCCGAGTCCCTGAAGTCTGTCTTTGCCGATGTTTGCAAGGACGTCAAAATCGATCTGGCGCTGATGAAGCGTCTTCACCGATTCCGCATCGAGTTCGCCACCAAGAACCCTGACCACGTCAAGTTCCTGGGCTCGAACCTGCTCGGGCATTACCCGTTCCGCTTCCGGGACGAGCAGCGCGCTGAGTTCTTCGATGACATCCTGAACATCGACGAGGATGAACTGCGTAGTCGTATCGTTGCATTGCCGACGATCAACGAAGACTTCGTGCGCATCACCGATGCCATGAACCAAACGTGCTGCTGGCTGGTCAGCGCCATCTATCACTCCAAGTTGCCGACCTCCCAGAAAGAGACCGGCATGAAGGACGTGCTGACGATCCTGCAGTACAAGTTCCTCAGCTCCATCATGGCGCACAACTTCAAGTTCCCCAGCGACTTGGCCGTAGCGCAAGCAACTGCTGCTGCCATGACCCGCAAGTTCCTGCTGAAGATCGTGGGTAGCTGGGGCGCCCTGATCGATTTCCGGACCGATGACATTCTGTCCAAAACGTCGGTGCATCACAAGACCATCGTGGACCACGGCCCCGACGCCGCTGTGGGCTACATGATCACCGATATCCAGCAGCGTCTGCGTGAGTACGTGAAGAACCTGACGGAGCTGTTCTACGAGGTGCGTGCCAGTGGCAACACCTTGCGGTCCACTTCCTCCACGGTTGAGTTGAACGGCCAGGTTATCGTGAAGGACAAGCAGCGTACCTACACGACCTACACCCGTTACCTCCACGACGTAATCGGTGACCGCCCCACCTTCATCCGTACGGAGTTGGTGCAGGTGATCATCTCGTCGATGCGCACTACCCCGCAGAAGCTGCTTGAAGAGGCGCTCACTTGGATCTCCGATAACCATCGAGTTCCCGGTGTGCCCGAAGTCGAGCAACTGGTTGACGAAACTCTCGTTCACGCGTACAGCGTCGTGCTGAACGACAAGTCCCTCGCCAACAGCGGCTCGATTCTTGTTCCACTTATCGCTCGGCTGAGAGCGCTCTACATGGCGTCACGGATGGTTGATCCATCCCTTCTGAAAATGAAGGCCCTTTCGGACAAGGTCGTCCGCCAGGCAGTGAAAACGCGAAACGAGAGCGTCATCTCTTCGGTAAGGACGTCGGTCATGCTGTACCTCGTCCTGCGAGCATTTGCCAAGGAACATTACTCGTAGTAGGCAGTACCAACCCCAAGGCAGGTTTCAATGAAGTTTTTCCTCTTCTACTTGGGTGTGTTGTGCCACCACGTAACAGGCAGATCCCATACGCAAACGTACCAACGATCCAATGAGGCTTCCACAAAGAAGTTCTCGATCGGCACCGAGGGAGTCTTGGAGCTGACGGTCGTGTGCAAGCGTATCGTCTATCGCACAACCTACGAGCGGTGGTGGATTCCATCTTCTCGCAAGAGTGTGTTCGTGGTTACTGGTGCGGTTTCCGGGAGTCAATCCGACCGCGTCGACCCACAGTGTTTGGAGCCCGTCACTTACCCAATGATGAGCAACTGGTTCCTGAAATGGAGCGAGTATCCGCACTACCTGGCGATCAACGCCTACCTCGACCGTGTGATCCGGCGATTGCGTCGGGACAATCTCGACGGTGAGATTCGAGAGATAGTGGCGATGTAAACGGCATAGAGGCAGGGCGCGAGCCCTGCCTCTATGCTTCTATGCCCTGAGCTGGGCGAGGTAATCGCCGTACTGGGAAACCGCCTGACCAACACTGGTGACAGCAGTGGTCTGGAAGGTGGAGTCCTCAACGGCCAGCGTGACAGTACGCGGGAACTTAATCCCGGTGGGGTCATGCTCTACGACACCGATGGGATTGACCAGTCGGCAGGTGTAGCGTCGGGTGCGATCATGAAGTTTGACCAAGCCCAGGTGATTGATCGGGAACACGTCCTCGACAGACACCTCGACATTGACCTTCTCAGGCGGCATGTGCTCGGTCGGTGCAATGTGACCGTAGCCGCGAACCAGCTGCACTTTCTCGATGTGGTACTCGTGCCTGCCCGGTTCCTCTCGCTGATAATTGAAGCCAGTACCTTTCCGTTCCCCATCGAACTTGCGGTAGTTCGCCTTCACCTCAAAGAAGCCAGAGGTGTAATAGACGATCTTCCAGCAATAGCTGTTCGCACCCCGTAAGAAGACCTCACGGAACTTTGACAAGCCAACGTCGAGGGATATCTGGAGAGAGAAGAGATAGGGGATGGAGATGTGCAGTGTGTACGCATCTTCGATCTCCCGCCGTATGGTCAAATTGATACCAAGACGGCTACCCACCTTGAAGAAGTTCCAGAACATCGAGAACTCCTGTCCGGTGTTGCGCTGTGTGGGCCAGCCGAAACCAACCCACACGCTTCCCTTCTCCCGAGCAAAGCCCCAACCGAAGCCCCGCATGATGGCCACGAACAATCGAGCCACCGTTACCAGTGGCCAGAATATCAGTGACAATACCGAGGTTGGCTTCTTCAGTACTTGTGCCCAGCGATCCATTATCAACTCTCCCGTTTCGTATTACCCAGTGAAGGGTTCATACAGATCAGCTTCGCCACACTGCCAGTTCACGCAGAGGATCGGAACGACGACCTCGCAGACCATTGCGCAGGGAATCGGAATCGATCGGACGACGGCGAGCCACAGCATCGGACTTCATGCTAACCTCACGCGAGTCCTCGCTACTACGCAGCAGTTCATCCACACTGGTAGCGTCAGCATCGGAGACCACCACACGGCTCTGGAGAACCTTCAGGCGGTGAGACAGCTTGGCTTCCAGCATCGGGTCACGTACGCTCTTGAGCTTGTCAGCGAGCGCGTCGATCTCCTGCTGGAGGCTGGATTGCTGTTCCTGCTGACGGACCTCCTCATGACGCAGAGCACGCCCCGCGTTGGAGACAGCACGACGCAGCAGCTTGGTCGGGATACCGTAGTGCTCCAGGTTCCGACCGTACTGAGCCAGCCAGTGGTTGAGCAGCCAGGAGATGACCATGTCATCGTGCCCACCGGCCTTGTGATCCAGTCGACCGTTCTTGATGACCAGCCCACGGATTTCATTGGACAGCGTTTTGTCGATGACGCCATCACAGCAACCACGCGCCGCTTCCTGCAACACGTCCCCGTACAGCAGGTCACGGGTTTCCTTGGTCGTGACGAAGCCGAACAGTTCCTTGTAGCGAGAGTAGAACTCCACGCTGCGGTGGGTCTCCGGAGTACGCCAGACTTCCTCGAAGCGATCACGCTTCTCAGCAGCTTCATCGACCACCCGGTTGAACAGACGCTTGAAGGGATCCATCCCCATCTTCGGCAGGAGCATCAACAGCATGTCCAGTACCGACTGACCCGAGCCCTTGCGCTCAACGATCAACGTCATGTTCGGGTACTTCTTCATCAGGTGCGCCACGTAGGTAGCGTACTGAAGCAGGTTGGTCTTGTTGTACGTGCCAGCTGCAGCGGTTGCCATGTTGTACGCATTGGAGACGACCAGACCAATGCCGTCGCGACCGATGGCATCGGAGGTATCCATACCGGCCAGGAAGTGACTGTTGTCATGCACGTACATGAAGTCTTCGCTGTCGAAGTACTTGCGCAATGCGTAACGACCTTCACGGTGGATCTCGTTTTCCACGATCTCCATTTCGCTCAGACGGATGGCCTCGTTCTGTGCGGGGGTCAGTGGGGAACTCTGCGTACCAGAGGTCCAGATGTTCAGGTAATCGCGGTCGGCCGCTTCACCGGAGATCTTGGCCTTGGCCATTGCCACGTGCAGCCATTCGTCGGTCAGACCCAACTGACGATGGGACATGGTGATGTTCAGCAGCGGGGAGACCTTGTCACGACCGTTGGCCTTCACCGTCTCAATCAGCTCGGCGTTGTCCTTACAATCGAAGTAGGCCTCGTTCCACACCGTGCCACCCATCAGCACGTCGTACATGAAGCCACCGTCACGGTCATCCTTTCGACCTGCGGTAGTTGTGTAGATGATCCCGGAGGGCTGGCCGTTACGTCGGGCATTCTCACGCGCCGCGTTACCCGAGGAAATGGCCACGGGCAGCGTGATGCCGATGTAGTCAACGTACGGCGGCTCATCGAAGTGCAGCACAGGCACGGTCAGACCACGACCCAGCTTGTCAGCGCCCTTGGGGTCGCCCTGCGACACGCCGGTGCTGTAGCGGTTGCCCAGCGCCATGTAGCTGATCTCTTCGCTGTTGTTGGCATCTGCTGCCGAACGTTCCAGCATCCACGGCGGCAGTTCGTCGCGGAAGGTTTTGAGTCGATCGATATTGGCCTTGCGCAGCGCATGATCCTTCGTGATCAGGTACATGCGGGTATTGCGTGCACCGACGTAAACGATCCAGGTGGACAGGGCGTCAGTGGAGACCGACTTACCCGTCTGTCGCGGCTGGATCAAGAAGCAGTCGATGTTGTTGAAGAAGCTCCAGTACAGAGCCATGTTGCCGCGGTTGGCCCGCAGTGGGACAGCTTCGGGTTCACCCTGCGGCGGAATGCGGACGACTTCACGGAAGAAGTACATCGGGTTGAACTTGCACTCGCGGCTGATCATCAGCTTGATTTCCGGATCAAGGTCCGGATCGTGTGCGTCTACGCCCGAGAGCTCCGGCTGCATCAGCGCCAGATGCCAGTGGTAGTTCTGGATCCCCATGGCCTTGTACTTGGAGGCCATTTTCAGGAAGCTTTCGTTCGTGGTGTTGTAATCGGGAATGGGGTTGTAATACTTGTCCCAATCTTCTTTGAACAGAATCATAGCCAGACACCAAAAAAATAAGTCCCATAGAATCTCCCGCCCCACCCACCTTTCGGTGAGCAGAGCGGGAGCCCATAGGGGAATCAGTGGAGCTTGGCGATCTCGCGGTAGAGGCTGTAAGCGTGCAGCCGCTGGGTGATGCGAACCAGTGCGGCGATGAACGGCCACAGCAGGATCTTCTCGTAGCCGTAGTTGAAAT